CTCTAACTGATATTTCTTCTATTGTATAGCTATTTGTTAAATCATTTGCATGTATTACGTATCCTCTTTCTTCTTGTTTATTTGCATAGTAATTTTTATATATATCCCAATATCCTAGATATGGTATTGCATTAAAATATCTTGTTGCATAATTTCCACCTCCTGTCGTTCTACCTACACCTCTTATATTTAGATATGAGTATATACTCGAGCTGTTTATTTGTTGATTATCTCCATCATTTTCATTGTAAGCTCCTTGTAATACTAATTGTGGCAATAATATTTGGCTCATATCCATTCCTATATTCAGCATATTCATGTGTAATTTTCCATTGTATAATCTTATTGGACATTGAAACACATCTAATTGTACTTTATAACTTCCGAATAATGGTCCTACTGTTGGTAACGTTTTTACATCACAGTCTAAGTCTATATCGAAACTATCTCCTGGTAATGCTACTTCGCTCATAAATGGCACTAATGTTCCTGATGCCATTGAGCTTCTCCATATATATCCTAAGTCATGACTACTTCTTTCGTAATTTCTTAGACTTACTTCTTGTTTATTTCCAGAGCCTAATCTGTCTCCGCCTATTTCTGTTTTCATATTTCTTCTTTAATTTTGTTGTTAATTTTTGTTCTTACTTCTTCTAATAGCATCACTACTTGTACTATTCTGTTCCACGTAATTTTCTCTAATTCTTTGATCACTTCTGACTCATCTGCTGATTTTTCTGTCAGTCTATAATCTCCCATCACACCGAAGCTTTCTCCATCTATTGTTATTACATGAAAAGGACTATCTTTTATTTCCTTTCTTGTAATTGTTTGATTACCATCTCCAGAGTCTTTGTTGTTTACTTTCTTCGCATTCGGTTGTAATTGTTTTAATTTTGATTTTTCCATCTTTACTGTATTTAGTTGTTGATTTAATTTTTACGTATTCCCCGTTTTCTAATCTTCTTTTTAGGATGATTTCTCCCGTTGCCGTATCCACGTACATGGATTCAGTTTTCCAGAGAGGCTCTTCATAATTATACCTCCTTTCTTCTCGTCTAGATTTGATTAAATGATTGTATTGTTCTCTGTTGTATCCCATTTTTCATAATTTTAATAGGTTACAAATTTCTGTTACAAGTTGTAACATTTTTAATTTGTCCTATAATTTATACTATGTTTAACAGGTTACGTAACCTGTAAACTTTTTTGGTTTTTGAACCACATTTCTATTGCTAATATAATACTTTTTTTTTACTATGCAACTTTTTCCTGCCCTACCCCATATAGCTTTTGCAATCTTTCTAACTTTTTCAAGTTTCTACGCTCATTTTCATATCTTTTAAGCTCCCAATTTTTCGCATCATCTCCATATCCTAATCTTTTATTTTTTTGTCTCATCATTTCTAAAAGCTTATAATATTCTTCTTCTCCTTGACTTATATCCACTTTCACACCGCATACATATCGCTCCTCCTTATCTAATTTTTCTAACCAGAGACGTTCCCTTTCGTCTTCGTTATAGATTTTATTTCTATAATACACTGGTAGAGCTAACTCTACTCCCTCGCGAGTTTTATACGTTTCTATCGTTTTTTCTTTCTTATACTTATTACGCTGACTATCCCTTCTATTTACATATTCTTTACCAATTCCTTGACTAGTAAATATCTTACTATTATACGTTTTATGACTTGCATCTACTTTATTTACATATTTCACTATATAATTTATCGTTTTCGCATTCACATACTCTCCAATCCATATCTTTCCATATTTCCATATATCCCCTATATCTTTCACTTTGTCTGTCCATACAATACCATGCATATGCACTCTTTCGGTGTTCGCGTGTCCCAATTCTGTCACTAACCAATGCCTCAATGTTTTTCCATATTTTTTTCTCCATCTTTCTGTATATCTTCTTACTGCTAACCTGCATATTTCATTATCTCTCGCATATCCACTTAACCCTTTTATTTCGTTATCTAGTTTTTGTAACTCGTGTTCCGAAAACGTGTAAGTGACAAACTTCGCGTTTTTGTTAACTCGAATATCTTCTTGCAGTCTTACTTGCCAGTTTCTTGCTTTTTGTTTTTTACACTCTATACATTTTCCACACCCCACAGGTACCATTAATACTCTTTTGTCTTGAATAGGGGGGATGTTCCCCCCATTCTTCTTTGTCTCAGTATATTTCCTGTTTCGTATCAATCTTGGATACAGACACATTATTTCAATTTTTCTTGGTCTCTATTTCTCCACGCTTTTAGTTTTTTCTGTAATGCTTCATATCTTTCATCCATATTATCCATTCCAAATGCTGCTTTCTTTTCTTCTGGCGTTGCATTTATTATAAAATCATACGCATCTTTAACACTTCCTAAAGCACTCTTCATACTTTTTAATATTCCTGATTCTGACGGACTTAAGCTATTCTTTTTAAAGAAATCTTTATCTAGTTTTTGTATATCTCTTCTAATTTCTTCTGTTTCATTTTGTGTCAACTTTAGTTTTGTTGCCGCATTTATATCCAATTTAGCTGCTTTTAAATTTTCTATATCTTGTCTAATTTTATCTTTTGTTGCTCCACTTTCTTCAGCTTTATAACCTCTTGTTGCTTCTGCACTTGCATTATCACTATTTGCTTTTGCTTCTATTCCTTTAATTTGCGCTCCTAGTAATGCATTTTGTAAATCCATTATTTTACCTTGCTGACTACTTCCCATGCTTGCACTTCCACCACTTTGGCTTCCTGTTGTTCCACTTGCTCCAGCACTTCCATACATTAACGCTGGGTTTAATCCCGCTTCTAACATATGTCTTTTTTGTGCTCCATAATTCGTTTTGTTCCACATATCAAATTGCAAATCATGTCCTTGCTGATTTAATTCTTTTTGATTTTCTTTTTGAAGATTCATTAAACTTCTATTGTTTCTGTTGTTTCTTCTTTCTGATTGGTGTCCACCTATCATTCCTAATACTTGTCCTATTACACTCATATTTCTAAATTGTTATCTATTATTTCTAATATTATTATTGCTATAATTATGTTTATCATAATTTCTTTTTTTTCGCGCTTTTACAAAGCGTTATTTTTTCCTTGATATATAAGAACAGATGCGTACCACTCTTATCAAAATAGGGGGGATGCCTTACTCGTAACACCCCCCATATTTTTTATTCAGCTTTGCTTGTACCTTCTGTTGGCTTAGCTTCGCTAACTTTATCCACTTTTAACTGTACTACTTTAGGCTCATCAACTTTTGATATTTTGCCCTTTGCATCTCGTTTGGCTTGGATACTTCCTTCTACTTTAGACATTGCTTCGCTAGCAATTTCCCATCTATCTGTCCTAATGTTATATGCACTTTTTACACCTTCTTTACGTTCCGTAAATATTTCAGGCGCCCCATCACTTATTGGCTCTTTGTTACTTACAATTCTCTCAATCTTGTGTTCTATTGGCTCTCCTTCTACAGTTTCTACACTTTTTAGGCTACTTTTACTCGGTTTTCTATATATATATCCCATTATTACATTTTTTATAGGTTAGGTATTACTTTCGCACTCATTTTTCTTCTAGCTAGTATTCTGTTACTAATTTGTACCCAGAAATTTTGACTATCTAACGCTTCATCTGCAAATATGTTATTATACTTACTTGGGTCTATATATGTTGTCAAATCTTCGATTCCGTTTGTCCCTTGTTCATATCTTCTGTTTAGTGTCATAAACATACTATTTCCTTGTTCTGCGAAACTTCCTCTTGTTTGATTTACATTTGTCATATAGTTTATCCATGCTGGTTGTTTACCTGCAGTTTTATATGTAACTTCTCCTGCTACATTTACTTCTGAATCAAACCATGCCATTTGGTCTGTTATTAAATCTTGATATCCTATTGAATCTAACGCTGGCTTATGCAAATCATTCATCGTTTTTAGATTTGTATCCCATTTATTACCTTGACTATAGTCTATTCTTGGCGTTAAGCTTACTAATCCAATTATATAACTTGGCTCATCTACTTTAATTTTTACTTTTCCACCTTTGTTTTTTCCTGTCAACCTTCCGCGTCCCGCTAATGTTCCTAACGGTTGGTCTTCTCCATTTACTGTAGTATCACTCATACTGACTACTTCCTCAAACGCTAGTTCTTTTATTAAACTTCCATGATATATCGGATTTTCACAACTTTTTGCTCTTTCATGCGTATATACTGCGTCTAACCAGTCATCATAACTACCTCCTGATATTGCTATTCTATTTAACATATTGTACACTTTATTTGCTAAGTTTAAACTATCTATCGTAAACTCATCCCCACTTGTACTTACAGCTGTTACTTCATTAATTCCATTACTTCCATCAATCCATTCTGTACTTATCCAGTTATTGAATAAATCACTTTGATATGTTTTTATTCCTAAACCTTCTTGGCTTGCTTTTTTGTATTGCTTATTTATATCCGTATCCCAATCTAAACTTAATCCATATGGGCTTGCACTATTATTATCTATTTCAAACGCCGTTGTGTCTCTTACTGCTTCTAGTATATCCATTCTCATATCATCGATATTATCTAACGGAAATTCTTTTAATTGTGGCGTACCTAATCCAGCTTCTTCTGTGTTTTCTATTGTTACTTGCTCACTTTCCCAAGTTTGGCTAGTTGCTTCTGTTCCTGTATATCCTCTAAATGTTGTTGTATATGTTTCATCTTCATTTTGTACTTGTACTACTTCTTCAAATACTGTTACACAATCTACTTCTAATCCAGCTATTTTTACAGTAAACTCATCTGTCTTTGGTTTTCCATATCTATTATTTGCATTGTTATATTTTGTTCTAAACACTAATGTTGTTGCTACATTATATATTAAATCTTCTAATCCTGAACCACTTTGTCCTGATGTATCTACTGTAACCTGA